ATGAGGCATTTTACAGGACGTTCCGTGGTGTCTACGGGACTCCGGTCCTGAAGATGCTAGAGGATAATTACCAGAACATGTGTTCGTTTGATGCGGACCCATTGACTATGGCCTATAAAGAAGGCCAGCGATCCATCTTCTTGCAGATCAAGGCAAGGATGGATGCTTTTAATAATCGAGATGTTAGAAAGGAATAAACTATGGAACCCGATGCAATCGCTGAACCTGCTGCTAATGCGGCGGACAATTCAGTTGCGGATAATTCCGGTGTTGACGCAACGCCTGAACCGAGCTGGAGAGATGGACTGTCAGATGATCTTAAAGATGATGAAGGGTTGGGTAAGTTTAAAGATGTCGAGGGTTTGGCTAAGAGCTATAAAGAGCTTGAGTCTTACAGGGGTAATTCTATCAAAATCCCCGAGAAGGGCGCAGACTCTCAAGCCATGGATGATATCTGGGATAAGCTGGGTCGCCCAGAAGCGGCTGATAAGTATGAGTATGAACCGCCTGCAAAGATTCCGAAAGAGCAGTATAACCAAGAGGTTGAGAAGTCTTTTCTCGAACAGGCCCATACCAAAGGGTTCACCAAGGACCAAGCCCATTTTGTTTTGGACTACTATAACAACATGGCTTTCGATGCAGTAGCTGATATCGATAATGTTAAGTCCAAGAACATCGCTGATAATACTAACGAATTGAAAAAGGACTGGGGCAGGGCTTATGATCAAAATATCTCTATTGCTGCTCGTGCCTTTGATCAGTTTGCTTCTGATCGTGACCGCGAGTACTTTGCTAATTCCGGTCTTGACTCTGACCCTAGCCTCATTCGCCTATTCCATAAGGTCGGCGCTCAGATGACTGAGGGTAAATTTACTGGCGAGGTTAAAGCTCAAGGCATTACCAGTCCTGAGATTGCTCGCGAGGAGGTTAAGTCTATTCGCGCTGACACGAGCCATCCGTTGCATGCGGCTTATCATGATGCGAATGATCCTAAGCATAACGAAGCTATCATGGAAATGGAGAGATTGTATGGGGTTCTCCATCAGGAGGATTGATGGATACCTGTAATATTTGTTGCGAGGAATGTTGGCATTACGAAGATCGTTTTTGCAAGGCTTATAATAATGTTGTTGAATCTCCGAGATTAGTATATACAATGTGTCCAGCATCTAAGCGGATTCAGGCTCGTGAAGATGTTGGTGACCAACCCTCCTTTCTGGTCAAATTGGGTGAGGAGGTTGCATTGCGGCCTTCCTCGCCCAAGGCCAAAAAGAAACGGTCAAAAAAGAAGAAACCCGCATTAGCCGGATAATCTCTTCTGACCAGCCTGAACCTCCCGACAACCCTTCTGGGGCCGGGGCCATTGTAAGTGTTCTACTTATAAGAGCCCGTCAGTTCGGACAACTCTTACCCAATTAACTGATTACATTAGGAGTTGTCTGATGTCTACACAAATTACTAAAGCGTTTGAGCAAGATTGGTCGGATACATTCATCCATCTTTCTCAGCAGAAACCATCGAAGCTTGCTGAGGCTGTTCGTGCGGAAACCGTGACTGACGCTAAAGCTTTTCACTTCGACCGAATGGACACCGTTATTATGCAGAAAGCGGTGAGCCGACATGAAGACACGCCACTGACCGAGATTCCTTACTCTCGTAGGCGCGTAACCTTTGATACTTACCGTGGTGCCGATCTGATCGATAGCCCGGACAAGGTCAAAATGTCCAAAGACCCAACGAGTCCTACAATGCAGACTCTGTTGTGGTCCATGAACCGTCAGAAAGATGATCTGATTATAGCGGCTGCTTCTGGCAACGCTGTAAGTATCAGTGATTCCGATGCGGCTTCAAATGTGGCTCTTCCTTCGGCTCAGAAGATCGCTCATGGTTCTGCTGACCTTAGTCTGGCTAAATTGATCGAAGCTAAGAAGATTCTTCTTGACGCTGACGTTGATCCAGAAGCAGAGCCTATGTATGCCTGTATCGGGCCAGCACAGTTGGAAGCTTTGTTGAATGACAGTACAATTACGTCTAGTGACTACAATACGGTTAAAGCTCTGGTAAATGGTGATATTAATACCTTCATGGGATTTAAGTTCATTGTATCCACCAGACTTACCGTAGCTTCCAGTATCCGCGTTTGTCTGTTCTGGGCGAAGTCCGCTCTCGGTCTTGCCATGAACGGTAATGCTAAAACCCGTATTACAGAGCGTTCTGACAAGAATTACTCTACGCAAGTATTCCTCGAAGCTTCTATGGGTGCTACCCGTATTGAGGATGAAAAACTCGTTGAAGTTTCTTGTGACGAATCTGCGTAATCAATCTTAACTAAGGAGTAATTTTATGACTACTGCATACGCTGTAGATTTAACAATTGACAGGACTTCTGGTTCTCTGGTTGAGGCTGGGAGTTATGTTGGCAAAATGCGTGTAGCGATGGACACCATTGCGCTCGCTACGACTGACATTGACGACAATGATATCATTCACATGGTTGCTGTCCCGTCTAATGCTAAGATTGTAAGTATTAAGTTGTCGAATGACGACTTGGACTCTCACGGCTCGCCTACTCTGGTAACAGACGTTGGCCTGTATGTTGGCGAAACCAAGTTTACTGATACCGATGGGTCTGCCACGGCCTATGCGGCTGGCGCTGTTATTGATCGGGATTGTTATGGGACTACAATGACTACGCTTCAGGCTGCCGCTTCGGACACTGAAGTTCTTCATGAGACCCGTAATATTAACGCGATCTCTAACTTTGTATGGGAGGACGGTGGATTGACTTCTGATCCGGGCGTTCCTCTCTATATATCTTTGACCATTGAGACTGTTGCTGCAACTGCGGTGGCTGGTGATGTTACGATGGTTGTGACTTATGTTGTCAACTAATTGATTGGCGGGGCTTCGGCCCCGCCTTTCTCTGACTAGGAGCCGATATGAGTGCTTTTGTTAGAATGGCATCCAATGCCCTTGGGCAATTAGGGGCTGCGCCTATTTCATCTCTGACCGAGAATACTGGTCGCGCAAAACGAGTTAACGCTATCTACGAGGATGTTCGCGATGCTGTTCTTCGTGACGCTAAGTGGAACTTTGCGCTTGAGCGTGTAGTCTCTGCGGCTTCTGCTGTTGCTCCAGCGTTTACTTGGTCTCATAAACACCTCCTCCCAGAAAACCCATATTGCCTTAGAGTTGTGCAGGCCTACTCAGGTGACTCTATTATCGACCACCTGATTGAGGGCCGTTACCTTTTGTGTAACTACGGCGCCATTAATTTGCTTTATATTAAACGGATTACTGAGCCGGGGCAGTTTGATGCTTTGTTTATCGAGGCTTATGAAGCTCGGTTGTCTGCTGAGCTTGCTATTCCTATTACTGGTTCTCGTGGCTTGGCTTCTGACTTCTGGAAGCTCTACAATTCCAAAATAAAGAACGCTCGTTCTGTTGATAGTCAGGAGGGGACACCTTCTGCTATACAGGCTAACTCGCTCGTTGATGTTCGCATGCGATCTCTTGTCGTTGACGACCAGAAAATAACAGTCTCTTAATGTCTAAAAGCTTTCCGATATACACTAATTTCAATACTGGTGAGATTTCTGATCGTCTTAAAGGCCGCGTCGATCTTGATAAGTACAAGCATGGCTGTGAGACTCTTGAGAACTTCACCGTTCTTCCTGAGGGTGGCGTTGACTATCGCGGCGGCTTTCATTACGTTGCTGACGTTAAAACCCAGTCTGCTGTTACCAGATTAGTCCCCTTCCAGTTTAATGATAGTCAATCTTATATCATAGAGCTTGGCAATCTGTACGCTCGGTTCTACAAGGACAATGGGCGTATTGAGTCTCCTCCCGGGACCCCTGTTGAGATCGTCACGACATATGTTACCGCTGACCTGTTTGAGCTGCACTTTGCTCAGTCGGCAGACACTATGTATATTGCTCATAAATCTTATCCTCCTAGGAAGATCACTAGAGCAAGCCATACCTCTTGGGCTATTGCCGATGTTTCTTTTGTTAAGAACCCTCCCTCATTTGTTTCTGTCGCGGATGCTGTTGTTAACGGCAACTTCTCCTCCGGGCTTACTAGCTGGTCTGATATTAACGTTTCTGCTAGCAGTGACATCACCGCTACTGGCGGTGCTGTTCTCCTTGACCATGCAGGGGCTACTGCAAAGATTGAGCAGGTTGTGACAGTTGTTGCCGGAGTCGCTTATGATCTCCAGTTTCATTTTGTAGAACATACTCATGGCACTTCCACTAATAGAAAACTGCGTGTTGGGGCTGGTGTTTCGAGTGGGGCCACTGGGGATCTTGCGGATCAAGTTGTTTCTCCGGGCGTTCATGAATTTAGTGTTACC